CCCACCGAATCCCCACCGAATCCCCACGAGATGAACGCGAAAGAAAAAGGAGAACCAGCAATGCAGACCACCCTTAAGGAATGCCCCGGCTGCCGAGTAGCACCCCGTAAACCCCACGACGAAGACTGCGACCACGCCCAGTGCCCAGACTGCGGTGAGCAACTGTTCATGCACGACTGTGAGCACTGGCCTGCTCGCGCCAAAGGTCCCAACCGGCCGGCGCTGTGGCACGGCATCGACCCGCGTACCGAGATCGCCCACAGTTTGAATTGGTGGACAGACGGCCGCCTGTACGGCGTGGACTACCCGGTCGAGGACTACAACCGCGTCGGGTTCGCCATCGCCCTCGAGCAGATTGCTTGGAACCCGCGAACCCAGCGCTACGACATCGGCCGCATCGACGAGGCGGCCCTCGACCGAGCGATTGCCAACAGCTACTGACCACCTATTCACGACAGGAACCCTCTAACCCATGTGCACTGGCCCTACCCATGCCACGCAGGGCGCGATCGTCGGCCTCGCCATACCCGCCCTCTACCCCACAATCCTCGGCTACACCCCAACCACGCCGGCGATCCTCCTCGGCGCTGTCCTCAGCGCGGGCGGGGCGCTGCTGCCCGATTTGGACATGTCCTGCTCCACCGCCAGTAACTCGTTTGGCCCGATCACTGATGTCGTCTCACACGGTGTGCAGGGCTTGTCCCGTGTGGCGTTCCGGTTGACCGCTACCGCGGCTGATCGGAAACGCACCAAGGGCACTCACCGCGGCCTGACCCACACCGGTATCGGTGCCGGTCTCGTCTGTGCTGGGATGGTCGCGCTCACGTCCTTGGGCATGACCGCAGCCCTTGCCGTGGTGTTCGCGGTCGCGTTCCTCGCCCTACGTGGCTTGCCGCCGGTCGCGAAGAACGTGACTGACCTTCTCACCGCCGCGGGCATCACTGGCGCTACCTACCTGGTCCTCGCCCACCAGTCGATACCGGGCTGGTGGATCGGCGCGGCGATCGGCGTCGGCTGCCTCACCCACCAGGCTGGTGACGCCATGACCACCCGTGGCATCCCGTTTTTGTGGCCGTTGCCGCTTGGTGGCCGCACGTGGCGCCCGCTGGGCACGCCCAGGTTCATGCGGTTCGAGACGGGGGAGTGCTTCGAGACCGGCCCGCTCAAGTGGGCCAACCTAGCCGCACTCGCTGCGTTGCTGGTCAATCTCACCCCTGTCGGGCATCGGGGCATCTTCGCGCTCCTGCACTCGTACGGTCCGGCCTCATGACTGCCGCCCGCGAGCTGGTTAACCGCCGGCACACCCAGCTGTTCGCCGAGGGCGCTTGGCACACGGTCGACAGGGTTTTCGAGGGGGATGGCTTGATCGCTGTCCTTGTGGATGGTGTCGCTGATGGCGGGTTCTGGTTCGAGCCGGATCACGAGGTTCGTGTCCGTGGCACCCCACACGGCAGTTGACCCATGCAATGTGCTGGCGTAAAGTAACTATCGACCGAAAGACCTGATAGCGCCACCCGGGAGCTGACCACTCCCACCCCTAAACCCACACCGCAACCCCTAGGGACACCCATGCCCACACCCACCATCGCCGCCGCCCTCCTAGACGCCGGCTACCAGCTCCACAACTCCATCAACCCCGACGGCCAGCCCCGACTGTGGGCCGACCACACCAACGGCCCCAACACATCCCGCGTGTATGTGCGGGGCTTCGGTGACTTCAACCAGCTCGTCACCGCCGACATCGCCGGCCGCCACGAGACCTACACCCCCGCAACCGCCGACGGCCTCATCGCCGCCGCACAGATCGCCGCCGCCCACGTCGACGGCGCGGAGGTGGCAGCGTGATCGAGATCCACGAAGGCACCAGCGGCTACTACCTCCACGACCCTGACGATCACCTGAGGTTCGGCTGGCAGGAAACGCCGGCCACGAGACCGGCGACTACCTGGTCCAGCGCGACTACGACGCCAAGCGGAAACATCGACATCACCGACACCACGAAGGAGTGGCAGTGAAGACGATCTACATCGTGGAAACCGGCTCATACGACGACACGCTGGTCGTCCGGGCGTTCGAGGACCGGCAGGACGCGGAGCGGTACGCACTGGAGCTGAACTCGAAGCTGCCGTGGACAAACCCGGAAGACCGGGCGCGGGTTGAGGAGCTGGGCTTCGTGCCGACGCGGGGCGAGTGAGACGTCCGGCTGATCCACGGTGATCCCCAGGCTCTGCGCATCTCGTTCTGCGTATCCCGGGGGTTGCCGTGGCTCAACCGAGCCACCCAGCCGGCGCGCCATTCCTCCAAGAACTCGCGCCGGCCGGGCTCCACTCCCTCATCAGGAGCAGCACTATGTCTACCAGCAAGCCGCGTACGTGGCTGGCCGGGTGCGGCAAGCCACCCACCAGCGACCGAGTCCGCGACGACCAGAACCGCGTCTGGCACCTCGGCGACGACGGCCGGTACCACGACCACAGCAACCGCCACCACCTCACACCCGACGAGCTGCACGCCCGTACCGACGTGGTGGAGGTGCAGTGATGCGCGACACCGACGAGTCCGGCATCGAGGACCTGGCTAAGGCCAGGGGCGTGCTGCTGGGGTGTGCCCGATGAACACACGTGGCCACGGTGACGCCGTGTGGAATAAGTGCAGCCACGGCCTAGTCAAGGCCAACTGCCCGGTGTGCAAGACCGCGCAGACCGCACAGGGGGCCAAGTGAACATCCCCGACCCCGACGGCACCCGCCAGCCGTGCCGGGACTGCAAGGAACCGACCGTCATCGCGGTGACCGCGACCGGCTCGGAGCGTGTGCACTGCGGCACCCGGGACCACCGCTGCTACACCCAGCCCCGGAGGACTACCCGATGAGCTTGAAGACCGCCGCAGCGCTGGCCTTGATCACCCTGGCCGTTGGTGGACCTGCACAGTCCTGCGACATTCCCACGGCCAGCACCAGCGGGCCCGGGGCTGTGACGGGCAGCGAGTACGAACGCGACCCGCACAACCCGACCACAGGCACCCACTTTGCCGACTGCCGCGACGGTAACGGCGAGTACCGGGTGATCGTGAGCGCGGCCACCGAGTACAGCCTGCGGCCCGGCCAGCCCTGCCCGGCCGGGCCGCGCGTGCCCACCGTCCGCCAGCAGGACCCCGGGCTGTACGACCAGGTGCAGTCCGCGCTCAACGCCCCGGTGCCCTACAACGGAGGCAACCCGGACGGCCCATGTGGTTCCTGGTCCGCATCTGACCAGGCTGACGCTGATCAGATGCGCGCTGCGTGGGAGCGGTGCATGGAAACCCACGGAGGTGATCGGCACCGCTGAGACCACCACCACCGACTGCCCCATCCACGGCGACTGCGTGAACCTCGGCACCATGACCAGCGACCGCTGACCAGCGCAAAAACCATCACGAGACCAGGAGATCGTCATGGGCTTCTTCCGCAAGACCCCGCCGCCGGCGCCCGCCATCCGACCCGCCCAGGTCGCCCGTCTGCGTGCCGCGATGGCGGCCGAGGACGACGCGGGCATGTTCGGCACCATGCCCGACGCGCCCGAGGGCCTACAGCGCGAGTGGCGGAAGGCCCGGGCCGTGCTGGACGCCGTCGAGCGCAGCTCCACGCAGGCCGAGATGCGCGCCGCCGACGAGCGCTGACCAGCAAGAACACCACGAGAGAGGACACCCGAGATGAGCAGCAACGCCGAGAAGAAGGCCAAGAGGGCCGAGAAGCGGGCCGCCAGGCAGGCCGCTCTCGCAACGTACCGGGCCGCCCGGCGGGAGCTGGAGGAGTTCGGTGAGCGGGAGATCGCCCGGTGGGGTCGGGGGAACGTCCCCGAGTCCGACGAGTACCTGCGCCTGAACCAGGCCGTCTTGGACGCCAAGGCTGCCCCAAACCTCCCCTGGCACGCGGAGTTCTGACCGCCTGGACGAAACACCCCCACGGGGGTGTCCCGGGGATCGAGACCCGGCCGACGCGTCCCAACACACAGAGGAGATCGACATCATGGCCAAGAAGAGGAATTTCTCGCAGGCCGAGCGGCGCGCCACGTGGCTGCGTGGCCTCCACCACGACGGACTCGTCGAGCGCAGGCTGTTCGTCAGCAGGTGCGACGGGTGCGAGGGCGAAATCGTCGGCACCGTGGGAGCTGACGAGAGTATGAGCGCCCTCTGCAACCGCTGCGGTGCCACGACCACGCGGAGGGTCTCGGACGTGATCGACTGCCGGCATCGCGGCGGTGGGACGGTCAAGCTCGGCCGGCGGACGATCGACGTGTGCGGCTGCAAACCCGCCCACATGATCTAGACCGACGAGTCCCCACACCACGGGGAGACCTGCCCTGGTCCGGCGGTCATCCGCCACGACACCGCCGGACCAGGGTGCCACACCAACCAGCAGAGGAGAGATCGTCATGGCTACAACACCACCCGCGTACGTGCGGGCCGAGACCGCCGGTATGCAGGCTGTCGACGCGGTCCGCGACCCCGAGCCGTGGGCCACCCGGCTACAGCCCCCGCACCCTGAGCACGTGGCCCGCGCCGCCGGGGCGCTGATCACCGTCACCCGCAGCCTGCGCCACGCCTACCAGATCGCCTACACCTTGGACGACGTCGGGCTACTCGCCCGCTGAGAGGACACCCCGTGACCGAGATCCCCGACGCCGAGGCCGTGATCGGCCAGCACTGGCCGCTGTACGGGCCATTCGACCACGATCGCTCCCGCACCGCCGCCCAGCTGCTCGCCGAGGTCGTGCGGTATCTCCACCACGCCAGCGCCAACCGGGCCGCCGCGCTGCCCTACGCCTCGAGCGTCTACAACGTCGTGGGCAGCCTCGCTGGCGCCGCCGCGTCGCTGGATCAGGTGCTGGGTCAGCTGAGCGCCCGGTGCGCCGAGCTGGCCTCCGACCCGACGCTGTATGACCACGACCAGCGCGGCAACCACGCCCTGGCCGTGGAGCGCGCCGAGATGGCCCGGGAGCAGCTGGCCGTCGCCGCCCAGGCCGCGGCGAGCCTGCACGCGGCGCTGGGCGCGGCACACAACCACCTCGCCCACCTCGGCCACAAGGACGCGTGATGGGGACGAACGCCGACGGTCTGACCGAGCGGGACTTCGCGTTCTCCAGCCCGGGCGACCCGCTGCCGACCATCAACGTCGAGCTCGCCGCGCTGCGCACGGCGCTGGCCGCCGCCGCCCAGGCGCTCGACATGCCTGGACCGCTGTACGGCATCGACTTCGATGGCGACCTGCCCGCTCAGGCCGAACAGCTGGAGACGCTCCTCACGACGTTGCAGGTAGCGTTGCGCGGTGTCGAGGATGCCCTGGCGGCCGCGGTTGCCAGGGCAGCACGCCGACGCACGCCGACCAGCAGCGACTGAGCACCACACATGAGAGCCCCCGCCCGGGATCTGGGCGGGGGCTTCTTTGCGTTTCGGGGCCGGTCGCCGCGGGCTGCTCTTGCATTCAACCGCCTAGCGTGTATGATGGTCATACACCGAGAGGGAGACGGTCCCTCACCCAAGACCGGGAGCCCACCATGGCCGCCATCGGAGCCACCGAAGCGCAGAAAATCCTCAACGCCGCCACCAACGTCGGCATCACCGAGGACGACCTGCTCGCCACGATCCGCCGCCCCCTGCTTGCCTACGCCTCCAACAGTGACGCCCGCACCTGCTGGCAGATGATCCGTGCCGCCGAGGAGCAGCAACGCCAGAACGCCGGCCTGGCCACCGACCGGCAGGTCGCCTACATCACCGAACTTCTCGCTCGCCGCGCCCGGGACGGCGAGGGGGGCGGCTTCGTTGGTGTCAGCCACCTGTACGCCCCGAACGGCACGATCGACGTCGACGCCGTACGCGCCCTGACCAAGGACGCCGCGTCCCAGGTCATCACCAGCCTGACGGGACGGTACTGACCATGACCACCGCACAGCAGAACTGGGCGCAACGCATCCAGCAGGCCCGCGACAACCGGATTGCCGCGATGGCCACCGAAGCGCAGATCGTCCGCGACGCCCACGCGGCCGGTATGAAAAAGACCGAGATCGTCGCCGCCTACGGCAGGCGGAACCGGCAGCGTATCGACGCGCTACTCAACGCCGACCCGACCGCGCCACAGCCACCCCCCAACCCGCCAACGATCTATCTACGGGGAGCTGGCTGCAATCAGTCCACCTGGGAACGTGTCGAGAAGGCCATGTGGGCGCGCGGCTGGGACACCGTCAAGCATCGCACCAGTGCCTGGCATCTCGCTCGCGGCGGCTGTGTCGTGGTGCTGTGCGATTTTTCCTCAGCTGATGGCCAGGGTTTGTCCATGGATACCGTCCTCGTCGGCCGGGTCCGCGCCAAGTATGAGGAGACCACCCGCCGTGTCGCGATCATCGAGACCTTGAGCACTGCGGACATCGGTCGGTTCTGCGCCCAGCCGTGGGTGCAGGAGGAGATCGAGGTCGATGATCAGGAGATGGCGCTTCCTCTGGTTAATGGCGGTCGGCAGGATCGTCCTGAGGTTTACGACCGGGACGAGGGTGTGTTGCTGGATGTGGATGCGTTGGCGCGGATGGTGGCGGCTGCTCTCGGTGAGTAGCTGGGTAGGACCTGCAACATCCAGCTAGGCGCGACTGACTACGAACCGACACGCGACGGCCCGTCTTCCTTTCTGTGGAAGACGGGCCGTTCCACTTTGGCGGGTTGCTTCCCCTATCGGACCACCCGAGGGGTTACGCTCGGTGTTGACCAGCACAACACCCACACCGCGTAACCCCTTCGGGAGGGCCCTGACCATGCCCACCGCCATCGATCAACTTTGCGTCTCATGCACGGCACCCAGACCCGACGACGCCTACATCTGCCTTAACTGCATCAGCAAGCTGCGTCACGCCCTGTGGAAGCTGACCGCAACCAACGCCCCCAGTAGCTCAGGGGAACGGGGCAGGTCCCTTTTGGACGAGCTTGAAGCCACCATCACCGGACAAGCCAGGATCCGGTCCCGCAACACCGGCCTACCAGGCGCATCAGGCGGGGAGCTGGGCTTGCCGTGGAACGAGTTCGCCGCCACCGTGAAAGAGCAGCTGCACGCGACCCTCGTGGACTGGGTGATCACGACCGCCGGCTACCACAACCTCACCCTCACCACCCTGTTCCCCAGCCTCCCGGACGCGGCAACATGGCTGACGGACCACGTGTGGTCCATCGCGTCCATGGAGATAGCCGGGCAGGCCGTAGCCGCCATCCTCGCCGCAGTCACCGCCGTAGAGCGCGTGATCGACCGCCCTGCGGAGCGCCGCTACTGCGGGCCATGCCACCCCGACTGTGGTGGCCAGGTGTGGGGCTGGCTAGACAAGCCCGTCGCGAGGTGCGCCGACTGCCAGGCCGAGTATGACGCGTGGGAGCGCCGCGAATGGCTCCTAGAGAAAGCGCGGGCGTACGTCCTCACCGCCGCTGAGGCGTCCCGCGCCATTCCCGCACTGCTGGGCAGGGAGCTGAACGTGAAGACAATCCGCTCGTGGGCCAACTACCCGCGGGCCAATCAGCCCCGGCTGGAGGTGGCTGGGCACACGGCGGAGGGCACCCCGCTGTATCGGCTCGGGGACATTGTGGAGCGCGCGCAGCACTCCGCTATCCGGGTGCACGAGAAGCGACAGGCCTTGTTGCGTGGGGTCGAATCCGTCGCGTAAGATCCAGTCGCGGGTTGTTCCCGCGCGCCCAAATCCTGTTTTTCACCTCAGCCCCCGGTGTCTACATCCCGGGGGCTGAGGCGTTTTCCGACCCTCATGGCGATGCTGGGAGGCCGGAATGGACTGGCCCGGTTTGTGGGCCGCGATCTGGCCCGGCTGGGACAGCGTCTACCCGAACCTCGTCGCGAGTCTCATCTGGTCCCCGGCCGTTGCGCTCTTGGCGTGGGTGTGGCATCGGGTCCACAAGCGCCGCCACGCCGAGCTGGCACGAGGCCACGCCGAGCTGAAGCGCATGATCTCCGGCCTCCACGACACCGTCCGCCGACAGGACGCCACCAGGCACGAGCGCATGGAGGAGGGCGGTTGAGCAGCGAGCAGGTGTTGACGGTGACCGCCGCCGAGCAGGCGATGAAAGGCAAGCGCCTTCCGCAGCCCAGCCGGCACGCGGTCGGCTACTGCGTCCCGTGCAAGTCGTTCGTGGCTGAGGGGGACTGGCTGTGCGCCCACCTTCGGGAGGTACTCGGCGCAGGCCCGAGTCACATGGTGGCCCGCCTCGACGACCGCGCTGTCCTGGAGGCGGTGTCCTGTTGAGACTCCTGCCTGCCCAGTAGCGGCGCTGGGTGGGCAGGCCCTTCCTTCTGTCGCTGTTGTGGACTGTCGCGTGCTGCCTGACCAGTGGTGCGCGGTTGGTCACCTTCAGCGCTCCCTGAACCCACGGTGATAGGTAATGCACTCGCTGTAACTTCAGGGCCAACTGAAGCCAACCGGGTCCCATCGTGGCTGGCCGGGCATCCCACACCGGTCCGGCCAGCCACAAACCCCGCCACGGCAAGAAGGGGCGGAGCATGGCTATCGCTGAGGACGCCTCCAGCCCCGCGACAGTCACCGCCGCGGCGTCCAGCTCGGCACTGACTACCGCGTCGTTCTCCCCACCGGCTGGCAGCCTCCTGATCGCGCTGGCCTCATTCGGCCCACTGTCAGGCACCTGCACCCTCAGCGTGTCCGACTCGGGCAGTCACACGTGGACACTCGGGAAACGCCAGAACGCTACCGGTGTCCCCACCTCAGAGGTCTGGTGGACGTACCTGGCTAGCGCGCCCGGGTCGATCACTGTCACCGCGACCCCCACCAACGGTGGCGCCGGCCAGCTCCTCACCGTCCGGGTCCTCACGGGCTGCTCTCCCACGCAGACCGGTGCGACAGGGTCCACCAGCGGCGTCACCCCCACCGTGAGTGTGACGACCACCCAGGCCGGTTCCTGGGTGTATGGGGTGCTCGGCGATAACGCGACCGCGCAGGCCCAGCTGACCGCCAACGCGAACACCTCGGTGATCTCCTGGTTTCAGGACACGTCCGAGGTGGAGACGTACAGCTCGTTCAAAGGCGCGGCTTCCACGAGCTCGCCGGGCGCGACGACGTTCGGGTTCACCACGGGCAACTCGGACACGTACGAGATCGCCGCCATGGAAGTGCTCCCCGCCGCCGCCATCTTCCCGCAGCCCGTGATCGTCCGGCAGGCCGTGCGCCGCGCCGCCACCTACTAGCTAGACGGGAAACCCCGGCACATGCGAGTTCTACTCGGCAACAGCAGCCCGCGGGGCCTACCCGAGCCGGCTGCGCGGATCACTACAGCCATCATCCCTGATGGCCTCACACCTGATGAGGAGTTCCTCGCCATCACTGGCCTTGATGGGGTGTGGGCGAACCACAGCACAGCACCCGCACCCGACTGGGTCGAGGCAGACGACCCAGACTTCGCCGCTCGGATAGCAGCTCACTACGGGATCGCCGTCGGACGACCCGATGACTGGGAGGACGACACCCCGTGAAGACCAACAGCGGCAACGACATCGAGGCCCGCAACCTCGGCGGAGACCTCGCTGGCGACACTGGCACCTCGACCGGCACGACCGCCACGACCTTGACTGACTCCGGCAAGTCGTGGACGACGAACGCTTGGACCGGTCACTTGGTGGCGACGGGCAGCGTGTATGGCGTGGTCGTGTCGAACACGGCGACGGCGCTCACTGTGGACCGCTGGTATACGCCTGCGTCTCCGGGCGGTGCTGCGGCATCCACCCCCGCCACTGGCGCGTACGTGATCCTGCCGGGCGGTGCCCCGGTGTGGTACATGGCGCTGACGGCGAACTCGACGGCCCCGGCGGCGACGGACACGGCCCTGACAGGGGAGATCACCACGTCGGGTGGTGGCCTGGTGCGGAAGCTCGCGACGTATGCCCACACTGCCGGTACGAACACGTACACGCTGACGGGAACGTTCACCGCGAACGGCTCAGACAGCCTGCCGGTGACGGTCGCGAAGATCGGCACGTTCAACAGCATCACCTCGGGGCAGATGCTGCACGAGACGCTGCTGTCCGCCACCGCGACTCTGTCCGCGTCTGGGGATGCCCTGACGATCACACAGACGGTAAGCATGTGAGCTTTATTCATATGCGCTGACCGATAGGGAGGGGCGGCGATGGCTACCCTGTTCTGGGCTCACAACGGGGCCGCGCCAACCACGGCCGCCCCCGCGAAGATGTCGACTGGCACGGCCATCAAGACACTGCTGCAGGTGGCGACTCCCTCGACCACGAAGATCAAGGTAGTGGAGTGGGGCATCAGCTTCGACGGCAGCGCAGCCGCCACCCCTATCCAGTGTGAGCTGATCCAAACCGACGTCGCGGCCACGGTCACGAGCTTCACCCCGCAGACGTTCGACGACCCCGCTGGCCAAGCGAGCTTGTGTGTCGGCGGCACTTCTGCCACCGGCTACGGTGCCACCGCCGAGGGCAGTATCACCGCCACACGCTTGGGAGATCTCCAGCTAGTCGCCCCTACCGGCGCTTACGTGAAACAGTTCCCGTTAGGCAGGGAGTTCGTCGTTCCAGTGTCGAAGTTCTTGCGTGTGAGGGTCACAGCCGGGACATCCACGGGGGTATATACCTATATAACATGGGAGGAGTAGTACCAGTAAGTGTTACACTTGCTGCATGGCGATAAGCGTAGGCCAGAGGTTTGGCCGCTGGACAGTCCTCGGCACTGAAGGACGACGTATCCCCTGCAGATGCGACTGCGGCACAGAGCGCGTCGCAGACAAATACTCTGTGATCAACGGTGATTCAAAGTCTTGCGGATGTCTGAACAGTGAGTTAGCCGCATCCAGAGCGCGTGATCGCGTTCGGCACCCAATCGTAGCGGGGGACGTCTTCGGGCGTTGGAGAGTCATCGAGGCGAGTGACCGTTCGGCGGTCTTATGCGTATGCTCATGCGGCACCGAACGAGCAGTGGATGGGTTGAACCTGGTTCACGGCCTGTCCCGCTCGTGTGGCTGTCTGAAGTTGGAGTCTTGCGCCGAGACTGGTCGCCGTAACCGGAAGCACGGCTTGTCCCACCATCCGCTGTACCCGGTGTGGAAGCAGATGCGGGCCAGATGCTCGAACCCGCGAGCCGCTGACTGGGAGGACTACGGCGGCAGAGGAATCACGTTCCACGAGCCGTGGCAGAGCGTGGAACGCTTCATAACCGACGTCGAGGCGCTTATCGGTGCACCAGCCGATGGCGCGACCCTGGACCGCATCAACAACGATGGCAACTATGAACCGGGCAACATCCGGTGGGCCACGCGTAGGGACCAGGCCTGTAACCGGCGCTACCCGCATCGTGGAGTTCGCGCCGCGCCTCTAAGCAAGCGTAGGACGAAGCTCACGGATGACCAGGTGGCGCAGATAGCGGCGTTGGTGGACGAGGGCAAGACGCAGATGGCTGTGGCTGGCATGTTTGGTATTAGTCAAGCGCATGTCAGTCGGATCGTTCGAGGGCGGTAGCGCAGGACGGTCGGGGGGTGCCGATGGCGCGCCTCGGCCGTTCCTACCCCGGCAAGCACGTCCTCACACGCGGCCCTAAACCGGGCGTCCTGTACGTGGCTACCGCGGCGGACACAGCAGCCGCTGCCGACGCCGTGTCCCGCGTCGTGGCGCTCACGCAGGGCGTGTCCGACACGGCACCTGCTGGCGACAGCGTCAGCAGGGCAGTGGTGTCCGCCCGATCCATCTCGGACACCGCGGCCGCTGCGGACAGTGTCGCCAGCCCGCTCAGCGCTAGCCGGACAGCATCGGATACCGCCGCGGCAACCGATGCGGTGAGCCGGTCCGCCAGCTCCAACAGAGCGTGCCCGGACACTGCTGCCGCATCGGACACGGTGAGCCGCACTCTGGGGCTCGCTGCTCGGTCGACTGCGGACACCACCCCAGCTAGCGACGCGATCACCAGCACCATCACCGCCGCCCGCACTGTCTCTGACACTGCTGGGGCTACGGATGCGGTAACCCGCTCCATCGCCCTGGTGCACGCAGTTGCCGATACCGCTGCTGCTGTGGACACGGTGGCGCGCGCCATCAATCTCCACCAGACAGCAGCCGACACAGCCCCAGCCGCGGACACGGTCGCCTCGGCTGTATCCGGCAACAGGTCCGCCACCGACACGACACCCGCTGCCGATGGCGTGGTGCGTTCCTTTCCGCTGACGCGCACAATCCCCGATACCGCTGCGGCCACGGACACGGTCGTTTCGACCACTTCGGGGACTAGGACAGCAGCCGACACGGCCCCGGCCGCCGATGCTGTTGCGCGTGCCATGCCGTTGACGCGTACAACCAGCGACACGGCACCAGCGCTGGACACTGTTGCTCGCGCCACCACTGCCGCCCGCGCTGCCAGTGATGCGGCACCCGCCACGGACAGCGTCACAGCCACGACCACCCACGTTCGGGCGGCGAGCGACACTGCCGCAGCAACCGACGCTGCGGTGCACACGATCACGACCACCCGATCAGCCGCGGACACTGCTGCCGCCAGCGACGCAGTCACACGGTCAACGTCCTCGCCGCGAGCTACCAGCGATGCGGCGCCCGCCACAGACACGGTCACCCGGCCACCGTTGTCCCTGTCGAGGACCACGAGCGACACCGCTGCGGCTACGGACATGGTCGCGTGGTCCACCGCCCACGCCGGGTCTGTGGTTGACACAGCCCCAGCTGGGGACAGTGTTACCCGCACGACCCGCGTCGCCCTCGCCATCGCCGATGCTGCGCCAGCGCTGGACTCGGCGGCATCGGTCGAGTCGGCTAGCCGCTCCGTCCCCGACACCACGCCCGCCACGGATTCGGTTGTGCGGCTGCTCGCGGGTGGTCGTGCGGTCACGGACACTACTGCCGCGTCGGATGCGGTGGTGCGCGTCGCGAGCTTCGCCCGGGGCGCGGCGGACACCACCCCAGCTACGGACAGCGTGCAGCGCGTGGTCGTCTCCTCACGGCCCACTGCTGATAGCGCCCCTGCTACTGATGGCGTGACGCGCACTATGCCACTGGCGCGTACCGCCAGTGACACCGCGCCAGCCGCAGACACGGTCACCTCAGCCAACACGGAACACAGGGCTGTCTCGGACAGGGCAGCCGCCACCGACACGGCAGGCAGGACTCCTGTCTTGCTTGCTCGTGCCACCGCCGACACCGCTGCGGCATCGGATGCCACGTCGCGGACACACAGCTCTGCGCGCTCGTGCACAGACACGGCCGCGGTGAGCGACAGCGTGACACGCAGCATCCAACTAGTTCACATCATCCCCGACACCGCCGCAGCTGCGGACGCCGCGTCCCGTACCAGCATGACGCTGCTGCGTACCTGCATGGACACGGCAGCCGCCACCGACGTAGTGGTACTACCACCGCCGAAGGACTTCACCGTGGGCGGCATATCCACAAACTGGGCTGCATCTCTTCAACCCTCCAGTTGGTCAGCGGGGAGCGTGGTGACATAGATGCACATCCAGGGCACTGCGTTCCGCGCCGCGTTTGGCGCCATCTATGGCATCAACCCCACCGCGTGGTCGGTGCCAGCGACCGTGCCGTTCACTGTCAACTACGACACCAGCGCCCCGATCGGCACCGCCACCCTCACCCAAGCCGAGGACGGCTCGATCACCGTGGATGTTGTCCTCGCCGAAACGAACCGCCCACTGACTGCGGCCAGGCCGTACTTGGGTGTCTGCCTGTACGGGGGCAGCCCCACGAACACGGTGATGTGTGTTGGTCTCATTCCCAGCACGAACGACCCTCAGCTGCCATCGTGGAGCGAGGTCGCGTAGCGATAGCCTGAGGCCCGCTGGAAGCGTGGGGTGGTCTTGCCGTGGCGGATGTGCAGATCAGCCAACTGTCCGAGGAATACATCAAGATCGGTGTGACAGTAGCTGGCGGCAAAGACCCGACAGCGGACGTCGTGCAGATCGCCATCACACCAGCCGGTGCCCAACCATCCACGTGGGTACCAGCAGTGTGGGAGAACGATGCGGGCGTGTACTACGCTAAAATCCTGGTAGGCCCCGGCTCAACCGTAGGAACTTTGGGCACTGGCCGACACCAAGTGTGGGTGAAGATCACCGACAATCTGGAAATCCCGGTGCTGAGGTCCCTGGACACACTCACAGTGTTCTAAAATGGACTCCAGCCCTGACCGCGGCAGCGGCTCAGGGTTGGTGCACAAACACTCCAGCTCCCAAGGCTGCGAGTCATAGGCGCGCTCGGCTCGACGCGTCACCCTTGAGGGGACAGAAGTATCGGGCCTTCCATACAGGTCAACGGCGCGACCTGACCCAAGAGGCGCACACCACCATCTTGCGCGCCGCGCGTGGCCTACCGCTCTGGGCCCCAGCGCGCACATGCCCCAGCCCGCCGCCTGGTCCTATATTCGGCCGGGCTGGGGCCCCTTACCTTGCGGAATCGGTGAGGCAGCCCACTGTTGTCCGCATGCTCGACGTCGCAGCCGTGGTGCTTGCTGGCCTGGTCCTCCTGGTCGACGTTCTGGCCGCCCACCCCTGACGTATTGGAGCGAGCGTGGCCGATGACTGGTACTGCACCCACCTCACCACACGGCATGGTCGCCATGGCTGAGCACACCATCCGCGAGTACGAGGACGTGTCCCAGGTTGACGACACCGAGCTGCGGCATCTGTTGATGCGCGCCTCGGCGTACCGGGCCGAGTACCGCGACCTCGGCGAGAATGACCTTGCTGAGCGCGCCTCGGACATCATCGACCGGTTCCTGGACGAGCTGTCGGCCCGCATGGCAGCGCGAGAAACCGGACCGTAGGAGCAGCCGCCATGCTCGCCGCCGTCCTCATCGCACTCTCCTCGATCCTGATCCTCGCTGGTCTTGGCGCGCTGGCGGTGTGGCGGTTGATGCGCCGCATGGTCACCGCCATTACCGCCATGCGCGACGACATCAGCAACATCCCCGACCCAGACGAGCTTGACCCGCCCACCCCGCAGGCCGTGATCGAGGCCGACCGGTCCGGGTTTTTCGCCCCACCGCCAGGGAGCACGCAATGACGCAGCAACGCCGCCCACGCCAACCCCGCCCACAGGCGGAGGCCGTGGAGCTGCCCGTCGAGGCAGAGCAGGAGCCGACAGCGACGAGCCCCGAGCCCGCACCGACTGGCCCGATCCTGCGCTACCCGTTGCCGCTCCTGACGCACCTGCTCGGCCTGAAGCTGAACGTGACGATCCTGGACGCCCGGGTCGACGGCGGCGATGTCATCTTCACTGTGCACTCCCCAGAAGCCCCAGCGGACGCTGTGGAGTTGCAGGTGGCGTACCGCCGCTACAGCAACCCCGCCCCGGCGACGGCCACGCGATGGATCGTCGACCAGAGGGCCGCGTCGTAGTGCGCGTCTTCGGCTGGATCGCCGACCGCCCAGCGTGTGAGTACTACCGGGTGCGTCTCCCGTTCTCGCAGCTCGCGAAGCAGTGCCACCAAGTCGACGTCGCACGCCTGCTTCTCGGCGCACGCCACACCTCGGACGTGATCGTAGGCCAGGGCCTGGCCTTACCGGACCAGTCGTTCGTGTGGCGCAACATGTGCCGGGAACGCACTGGTTGCGTGTACGACATGGACGACGACCTGTTCTCAGTGACACCCGACAACAAGGCCGCCTACCCGCTGTACTCGGACCCAGCGATCCAGGACCACATCCGCCGCAACCTAGCGGCCGCGCATGTGGTGACGGTGACCAACGAGCGGTTGGCCAGGATCGCGCAGGAGTTCAACGACAACGTCGCGATCCTCCCGAACTGCATCCCCGGCTGGCTGTTGGAACACCAACCCCAGCAGTGGCCATTCCCCGTCATCGGCTGGGCCGGCGGCGACTCCCACGCCCGCGACTTCGGTGAGATCGCCAAACCACTGCGTCGCTACCTCCAAGCCCACCCGGACGTGGCGTTCCACTGCGTCGGCGCCGACTACACCGCTCGCGTGAAGACCCTACGGTCGAACGTGGCCCACAGCGGGTGGACGAACAACACCGAGTCGTACCTGCGCAGCATCGACTTCACCGTGGGGCTCGCCCCACTGCGGGACACGGTGTTCGCCCGCAGCAAGTCGCCACTGAAGGCCCTGGAGCTCGCCGCTCTGGGCATCCCGTGCATCGCGTCGAACATCCCGCCGTACAGCAAATTCGTGCTTCACGGCGTGACGGGCTTTCTGGTCAACAACGGCCGCGAGTTCGAGGCAGCGTTGGCCGAGCTGGTCGGCGACCCGGAGTTGCGCGCCGAGATGGGCCGCAACGCCCGCCGGCAAGCCGCGAAGCACACCATCGAGCAGCACGGGCACCTGTGGGCTGCGGCTTACGCGAAGGCGATGGAGGCACGGTGAACCACGACATCACCGTCTGCCTAGCCTCGATTCCCCCGCGCGCCGAGATGCTGGCTAGAGCGTTGAAGTCAGTCGCCGAGCAGACGCTGCAGCCGGCGGCCATTGTGGTGGAGTACGACCACGAGCACACCGGCGCGGCAGCAACGAAGAACCGCGCGCTCGCTAAGGTCACCACCCCCAGAGTGGCCTTCCTTGACGACGACGACTGGTTCCTGCCGCATCACCTCGAAGCCCTGTCCAAGCACATGGACGAGGCCGACGCCGATCTCGTGTACTCGGTGCCGATCATCCCGCAGAACCCCACCTACACCCGCACCTACGGTCACTGGTGGAGGCCGTTCGACGAGGCGATCCTGCGCCGCGAGTCGTTCATCCAAACTACGGTGCTCGCCCGCACGGAACTGGTGCGGCGTCGAGGCTTCTACTGCCCGCCCGGCAGCATCTACGACGATTGGGGCTTGTGCCTCGGCGTCCTCGACCACGGCGGCAAGATCTCTCACCTCCAGGCTGAGACGTTCACCTGGGAACATTGGCAGGTCAACGGCACCGCTACCAACCCGGGCAATACCTCAGGGCAGGCCCACCGCTGGGCGTAAGGAGCGATGGACATGCCGCGGAGTAGCGGGGAAGGCAAGCTGTGGACCTGCGACCGCATCGCAGTGTTGCAGCCGACGAGCGTCCTCGACATCGGCCCCGGCGTGGGCACCTACCACGATCTGCTGCACACCCGGCTGTTCCCGCAGCCGCACTGGTCGTGCATCGAGATTTTCGAGCCGTACGTGGACAAGTACAGCCTGCGGGGCAAGTACTCGACGGTGATCGTAGGGGATGCGCGTACCGAGCCGTTCCCGACGGTGGACGTGGTGATCCTGGGCGACGTGCTCGAACATCTCCACCTGGACGACGCCATCAAGGTGTGGGCTAAGGCTCGTGCAGCAGCCCGCAAGGCCGTGTTCCTCAGCCTCCCGATCATCGAGTACCCGCAGGGCGAGCTTGAGGGCAACATCCACGAAACCCACCTGCACACCTGGTCGCACCAGCTGGTGTTGGACAGCCTGCCGGGCATCGTGGACCACGCCACCTACAGGGAGATCGGCGTCTATCAGGCCAACCCCGACGACGCGTTCAGTGACGCGCTGGAGCTCGACTGCTAGTGAGGCGGAGGCGTCATGCCCCAGCGTCCTCCTCGCCGTTGTGGCCGCTGCCACCAACCCACCACCGGCCGCTGCCAGCGCTGCCTGAGGCAGTCCCGTGCCCGCACTGACGCCGCACGCGGCACGGCGGCGGAACGCGGCTACGACCAGGAGCACCGCACCCGCTTCCGCACAGCTGTCCTTGAGCGCGACCCGTGGTGCAAGTGCGGCAAACGCCGCGCCACAGTGGCGGACCACTACCCGCGTTCCCGGCGCGAGCTGGTGGCGTTGGGGCTGGACCCGAACGACCCACAGTACGGGCGTGGATTGTGCAAGCCATGCCATGACACCTGGACTAGCGTCGCGCAGCCGGGACACCGGTTCGGGCAGGACCACTAGTGCCGAAAATGCCGAGCAAGTACTCGATTCAGAGCCCAAGTTAGGACAGCAGGATGCCGCCAGCATCAGATCCGCTGCTCACCTCGATCGGCGACCGCCTAGCCGCAGTCGAGGAACGCCTAGCAGTACTCGAAACCACCATCCAACCAGCGCAGCCTGACAAGCACGCCAAGGCCCTCGGTATGACCATGATCGTCGTGCTTCTGCTGTTCATCACCGCCGCTGGCTTGATCGGGTTGGTTGCGCTGTGGAAGCTTGTCGCATGAGCACAGCAGGCAAGTTCAGCATCCTCGGCTTCCGCGTCGATGACATGGACCCCCCGGAAGTCATCGCGGAACGCTTCCGCGCTTACACGGTGACCATGGATGAGGTTGTTGACTCCCTTGCGGCGTGGGGCCAGTGGCTGAGGAGCTCGACTCCTGTAGGTGATGACGAGTGAGCGCGTTAGACCTGCCTGCCCGCATCCTCGCCGAGATCGAAGAGACTGAGGACGACGCACGCAAGGCCATTGGCGAGTTCGATGGTCCGTATTGGACCCTGCTCGCCACGGACAATGTGATCTACAGCGGCTTCGCTGGCGAGAAGGCATGGGGCGTGCTTGAACAGCTGCCACGACGCGGGCGTCAGATCGGCGACCACATTGTCCGCAACGACCCGCACACTGTCCTGCGCCGCTGCGCAGCAGACCGCCGCATCCTCGAAGCGCACGAGAAGGTTCACCGCTGTCCCATTCCCGTGCTCAACAGCACGGTTGGTGGGCTGTGGGGCACTGAGGAAGACGGACCGTGTTGGACGCTGATCCTGTTGGCCGACGGCTACGGCATCACCGTGGATGGTGCACCGTGACTGATGTACAACGCATCCAGCAGGGCCACGCGCTCGCCTTCCACTGCACGGTGTGCAACGGGAAGGCGCCTTGGCGCATCGAACGCTACGGCGACGCTGTCGTCAGCTGGGCTTGCGGCCCGCACCTCGCCGCAGAGTGTGCCCATTTGCAACGCTCCCGGGAGCGCACCAGGCTAGAGGTCACCCTGAACAATGTGTACCAGGACTGCGACTGTCCGGCGGTTTGCGACTGCGGGGAGTGTGCGCCATGAGCGGCGACGAGAAGCCACCATACCTCCTGACCGGCTCGAACATCGAGGTGTTGCGCAAGCCGTCGGCCAGCGGGAAGCATAGATGCGCGCTGCCTGAAAACCTGAACCGCACAGACAGCGGGTGGATCATCCGCTGCATCGAGTGCCGTCGGCGCTGGCGTGCGACGTACCAGCCGCCGCACCAAGGCTTGGTCGGCGGGATGATGTGGGTCCGCCGCTACTGGCCATGGCCGAGGTGAACATGACCGACACGGCACACCGCAGACTGCGACATGGCGTCAGACAGGCACGCAGAGGCAGCAGCGCAGCAGCACAGAGATTACCTCAATCGGCCTATTGACCCGCCCCGCCCGGGATGATCTTGACTGGGCCTCGCCTTGCCGACGCGCCCAGACCCGATCCGGCAAGCCTCTGACCTGCGGAAACAGAACCCTAGATCAGTCGCACCCCGTCTGACCTGCGGAAACGTACCCGAGGGGTGCTCGGAAATCTCTAGATCAACACCGCTCGCGAACCGCCTTGGTAATCCCCCACACACAAGCTCAGGTTAGAATTTTCGACTTTCGCCCCGGGTGGTGGTCAACATGTCGGGTCCGACGAAGCTCCCGCCCCACCTGAAGGCCATCAGCGGACGCCGCGAGGGCTTCGACAGTGGTGGGCGGCCCATTGAGACTACGCCGGAGTTCGAGCGCAAACCACCCCCCATGCCTGATGACCTGGACGACTTCGGGCAGGACATGTGGGCCAAGGTCACGGCCTGTCTCGCTGGGGTGGATCTGCTGCGGGAGATCGACGAGTTCGCGCTGCGTGTCTTGTGCGAGACCTACTCTCGGTGGCGTATGGCTGTGGAGATTCGCAAGGATCGCGGTCTGCTCGACAAGGGCATCCAGAACAAGGACGTCAAGGCCGGCTGGGTGATCGTCGAGGAGAAGGCCGCCGATCAGGTGCGGTTCTTGCTGCGCGAGTTTGGCTTGACCTTGTCGAGTGAGGGCGCGATCGGCATAGCGGGGGGGAAGAAGCCGGCCGAGCAGGAGTGGAATCCGTTCGCGGATAGCGGCTGACCGCTAGGGGGTGTCCAGGGTGGCGGACTTGGACGCTCTGAAGCTGGATCCGACGGTCGCTGAGTACATGCAGAGCCGGGGCTTGTCGTTGCCGACAATCCCGCCGCGGTTCATCACGCCGTCACCGGGTGACGCGCCGGGCGCGATGTTCATGTCGGAGCGCGTGGACAGGGTGTTGGCGTCGTTCCATGTGCTGCGGCACACGCAGGGCAAGTGGTCGGGGCGCCCGCTGGACCCGGACCCGTGGCAGGTGGCGTACATCATCGCCCCCGTGTTTGGGTGGTGCGCGCCGAACGAGGACGCCGAGCTGGTCCGTGTGGTGCGGAACTTGTACGTCGAGGTTCCTCGCCGGAACGGAAAGACCACGATTTGCGGCGGCCTCGCCTTGTACTTGACGGCGGCGGATGGGGAACCGGGCGCGCAGGTGTACGCGGCGGCGTCGAAGAAGGATCAGGCGTCGAAGCTGTTCGACCCGATCAAGCAGCTGGTGCAGAACTCGCCGGCGCTGAAGGGGAACCTGCGGCCATTGCAGGGGAAGATCCTGCACCCGCGATCGGGCTCTTACTTCAAGGTCGAGGCAAACGACGCTGATGGTCTGCATGGGTGCAACGTGCACGCGGCGATCATCGACGAGTTGCACGTCCACAAGTCCCCAGACCTGTTGAAGGCTCTGGAGTCTGGTACGGGTTCCCGCCGGCAGCCGCTCGTCGTGGTCATCACGACTGCGGACGACGGCAAGACCGAGTCGGTGTATGCGCAGCGCCGCAAGCTCGTAGAGGGCCTGGCGTCGGGCGTGATCGAGGACCCGTCGTACTACGGCGTGGTGTGGGCTGCCACTGAGGACGATGACCCGTTCATCGAGGAGACGTGGCGGAAAGCTAACCCGGGGTTCGGGGTGTCGCCGTCGCTGGAGTTCCTGCGGAACGAGGCGACAAAGGCGAAGAACTCCCCGGCCGACTTGGCCGAGTTTCAGCGCCTGCACTTGGGGATCCGCACGAAGCAGACGGCCCGTTACCTGCTGATGGAGGAGTGGGACCGCAACAACGCCCCCGTCGACATGAAGGCGCTGGAGGGCCGCACCTGCTATGGCGGCCTGGACTTGGCGGCCACATCGGACTTGTGCTCGCTGTGTTTGTTGTTCCCGGACGGCCAGGGCGGCTACGACGCCACGTGGCAGCTGTGGACGCCTGAGGCGAACGTGCCGCGCCTAGACAAGCTGACGGCGAACATGGCATCGGTGTGGATCGAGCAGGGCTTGATCACGGTGACGCCGGGGAACGTTGCGGACTACTCGTTCATCGCCGCGGCGATCCGTAAGGCGTGCGACCTGTACGAGGTGGAGAGCATCGGGTTCGACCCGTGGAACTCCAGTCACCTGGTGTCGCAGCTGTACGCGGATGGTGTGCCGCTGATTGAGATCCGTCAGGGCTATGCGTCGATGTCGCCACCGTTGAAGGAACTCCAGACCGTCATCCGGTCGGCGAACGATGGCGAGCCGAAGCTCCGCCATGGCGGGAACGCCGCGATTCGCTGGCAGGTGGATGGGTTCCCGGTGATGATGGATCCGGCGGGAAACGTGAAGCCGGACCGCAATGCAGCGGCCAAAAACGGCTACAAGATCGATGGCGTGGTGTCTCTGGTCATGGCGGTGGATGGCGCGATGCGCGCCGCCGACATGGAGGAAGAGTTCGAGTTCGACGGCTTCGCCACGTATTAGCTACACGCAACCCCTCTGGTTGGCGTGTTCCTTCGCCCCGGAGGGGAGCCCCCGTGTTTGGGCGTGATCGGATCATCCGCAAGTGTGTGCGGGAGCGCATGGTGGTGACCCCCAAAGATGGGGTGATCTTCAGCGGCATCCTGCTGGACGCCTGCGCGAAGTCGTTCCACTTCGCCGACATCAACGTGATCGACTCGAACGGGTCACGGTCGGCGCCGGGCGAGTTGTGGATCGACAGGGCGAACGTGGCCTACATGCAACGGGTGGCTACGGCCGCGAAGGAGTGACCGATGCTCCTCAACGGCGGTCAAGTGATTCCTCTCGCGCCGCAGGCCCTGGGTGAGACATCGCCCGTGATGGCGACTGGCTACTTCTACCCGCAAGATGGGATGTGGCTGGAGAGGCGGTTCGCCTACTACGCGGAGCTGTACAAGGCGCAGCCGTGGATCGCTGCGGCGGTGAACAAGCGGGCGAACGCTGTCGCGAGGTTGTCGCTGTGTGTGTGGGACAACGCCCCGAACAACGGGAAGAACCTGGACACTGGGTCGTCGTACGCGCAGCTGTTGCGGCAGCCGTGCCCGTTCATGTCTCCGTACGCGTTTTGGCGCTGGTATGTGTCGACGTACGACATCTATGGTGAGGCGTTCGCCTACAAGCTGAGGGACCCGAAGACAAAGCAGGTCACGCATCTGCTGCCGATGCACCCGTCGCGGACGTTCATCCAGCGCGCCGCGAACGATGGTGAGTGGAAGGGCGCGAAGTCGGGGGATCTGCGCTACATCTTCACTCTGGGCACCGCGACGTATGGGTTCCTCACGGCTGATGTGACGGACGTGATGGCGTGGAAGCGGTACAACCCTGACACGGAGATGCGTGGCTGGTCTCTGCTGGAGCCGTTGCGGTCGACGATCATGTCGGAGGATTCGGCGCGTAGGGCGCAGGCGGCGATGTTCCGCAACATGGGCCGCCCCTCGCTGGCGCTGTCTGTCGATAAGGCGTTGAAACCGGAGATCGGGAAGCGGATCAAGCAGGAGTTCGACGCGATCCACGCCGGTTCGGACAACGCTGGGTCGACGATCGTGCTGCCGCAAGGCATGACGGCGATGCCGTTCCAGCTGACGGCTGAGGAACTCAGCTACATCGAGACCCGGAAGATCAACCGGGAAGAGGTCGCGGGCGTCTTCGACATGCCCCCGCCCGTCCTACAGATCACCGACAACGCGACGTTCTCCAACATCACCGAGCAGATGCGGTCCTTTTACCGAGACTCCATGGCCCCCCTCATCGAGGACCTGGAGTCCCTGCTCGACACCGACCTGAAAACCGAGTTCGCGGGGAACCTGTTCGCCCGGTTCGCCGTGGACGAGGTGCTGCGCGGCAACATCGAGACCCGCGCCACCACCGCCGTTTCCCTGGTGACGAACGGCATCGCGAAGCCCGCCGAAGTGAGGCCGTGGTTTGACCTCAACGATGCTGGGCCTGAGACGAACGAGTTGTACGCGAACAGCGCGATGCAGCCGTTGGGGTCCATCAAGGAGTCCATCGCCGTGTCTGGGCCGACGGCCCAACTGGTTCCACAGGACTTCGAGGACGCCCAGGATCCGCCGGAGCCGCCAGCTCCCGCCGAGCCTGCCGGGGCTTCTCCACCTCCCACGCCGCCTTCTCCCGCCGCGCCACCGCCCACACCCGAGAAGCCCAAGCCGGGCAAGTACTTCCGGTCAGTGATGGGCCGTCTTGGTCGCGGTCAATCCCTTGACAAGGTCGCCGAGGACTTGCTCGGGACTGTTGATGACACCGAGCGAGCCGAACTGTTGGCCGATCTGGCGCTCGCCGAATCGAGGAAATGATGGACATCATCTCTAAGGCGCTCGCCTCGATCGAGCCAGGCGAGGACGACGCCGACACCCCTTACGGCAGTTTCCACGTGATCCTGTCCGCAGAGTCAAAGGACCGCGACGGGGACGTGCTGCGGCACGACGAGTGGGAAGACCTCCCGGACTGGATCAACTTCGACATCGATCACGCCATGTCGGTGGAGAAGACGGTCGGCTCGGGTGTCCCGACGATCGAGGACGACGGGTGCCTGCATGTGCGCGGCACCTACGCGTCCACGGCGCTGGGGCAGCTGGTTCGGACGCTGGTGAAGGAGAAGCATGTCCGGAACACGTCGGTCACGTTCATGTCGACGAAGACGGAGAAGGACGGCAAGTCCGTTGTGAAGCGGGAGCTTCTGAACGGCGCGTTTGTTGCGGTTCCCAGCAATCGGGACGCGGTTGTGTTGGACAGCAAGGGGATCGGCGTGGACATCGAGACGAAGGCGGGCGCGCGGAACAACGCGGCCGACAAGAAGTCGATCCAGGCGATCCATGATCACGCTGCGGCTCTGGGTGCGTCGTGCGCTGAGGCGCAGAATGCTGACACGGGCGAGATGGATGGGGCGAACAAGGCCCCGTCGCCGTTTGTCGTTGACGTCACCGGATCGATTGATGTCGAGTCCTTGTCGAAGGCGTTCGCTGAGGCCGTGGAGCGCAACCCGCTTCACGTCGGCCGCTTGATGGTGCTGCCGCAGGCGAAGCCGGCCGAGAAGACCGCAACCCTGTATGTCGCGAAGGCTCTCGCGAACTCTGTGGAGGATCTACAGGCCCGCATCTCCGATGCCCTGTGCGACATCTACGAGCGTGGCAACCCGAGCGCGTGGGTATATGTGCAGGCCACGTTCCTCGATGAGGGCGGCAAGTCGGGCACGGTCGTGTACTGCCTGAATGGCGACTCGATGTCCCGCACGTTCGAGGACGATGGTTCGCAGGTCATGCTAGGAGACAAGGTCACCGACGTCACGATCATCACCACGGTTGTGCCCGAGGGTGACGGCTCCAACGATGATGACCAGAAGGCTGTCGAGCCGAGCAGTGTTGAGGCAAAGTCGGTTGTGAACACCCCGTGGGACGGCTCGGCCTCCCGGTTCACGATCGAGCAGTGGCGCGCGTCGTGCCTCATCGGACCGGCCACTGAGTCTGACTCGAAGGACGACTACAAGCTTCCCGTGAAGGAGCCGAACGGGGACGTGAACAGCAACGCTGTGCACGCTGCCGCGGCGGCTCTCGCGGGTGGACGTGGGGGTGTCGACGCCCCCACGGATGAGAAGAAGGCCGCGGCCCGGAAGCTGCTGGCCTTGTACAGGCAGATCGGTGACGACGCTCCGGACTCGTTGCTTGAGCTGGCTGGTGAAAGCCCGAAGGACGACTCTCAGAAGTCCGCCGACCCCGCATCCGCCGACGTTAAGTCCGCCGGTGCCGGTTCCGCTGATGAGGAGATCGCGGTGCGGGCTCGCGCTTTGGCGCTCCGAGCGCAGGCGCTGTCTCTGTAACCCCGTTCCCACTGCTCGTTTTGGTGTGCCGCAACCCAACGAGCGTCCTCATTCGCAAAGGAAAAGCCTCTCATGGCTACCGAAATTGAGCTCAAGTCTGCGGCCAGGAGCCTCGGCGAGCAGATCCAGGGCGTCATCAACGACGCCGAGATGTCCGTCAGCGAGAAGGGCGCGAAGCTCGACAAGCTCCAGGAGGAGTCCGAGCGTATCGGCGCCGAGCTGAAGAACCTGGAGCGCGCTCGCTCGTTGATGTCCGGCATCGGCGCCGCTGAAGACAGCCACACTGAGCAGGGCTCTGCTGCGGGCCCGGTGTACCGGTCTCTCGGCGAGGAAGCCCTCGCCTCGGAGGCGTACAAGATGGCGGTCCGCTCCAAGGGCGGTCGCTACTCGTACATGACCGAGGTCGGCATGAAGACCCAGGGCGCCACCAACATGATGGGTGAGTCGACCTCGGGTACCACCGCCGGTTCCGCGCTCAGCGGCTACTTCCTGGCTGGTACTGCGGGTCCGGCGATCCTGCCGAACTTCCTGCCGGGCATCGTGGAGCAGCGGTTTTTTCCGCTGACGATCGCTGACCTGTTCGCTGCGGGCGCCACCGACTCGCCGGTCATCTCCTACCTGAAGGAGACCGCGTGGACGAACTCCAGCGCGGCCACTGGTGAAGGCGCGACCATGCCGTACTCGACTGACGCGATTGCCCGCGTTCAGGAGCAGGTCGGCAAGGTCACCAACGTTCACAAGATCACCGATGAAATGCTGCAGGACGCCTCGCAGTACGTGAGCTTCCTCAACAACCGGCTCGTCTTTGGTGTGCAGCGTCAGGAAGAGGTTCAGATCCTCGCCGGCAGCGGCTACCCGGGCGTCAACGGCCTCCTGGCCCGCACTTCCGGCTTCACCGTCGCCCCTGGTGTTGCCGCTGGTGGCACCGCCATCACGGGTGGTCTCGCGTTCCCGGCGTCCGGCACCGCTGGCGCTGGCGAGTCCAGCTCGACCGTGTCCACCATCTCCTACGGTCGTGAGGCCGGCACCCCGAACACCCCCGCGACCGCGCTGCAGATCGCTGACGGCCTGTTCGGTGCGATCACCGACATTCGGTTCACCGCGTTCTGCGAGCCGGATGCTTTCGTGGTCAACCCGTTTGACTGGCAGACCATCCGCCTGGGCAAGGACAACCAGAACCAGTACCTCGGTGGGTCGTTCTTCGGCGCCGACTACGGTCAGCCGCAGAACGCCGGCGAGTCCCTGTGGGGCAAGAAGGTTGTCGTGACCCCGGTGATCCCGCAGGGCTACATCCTTGTGGGTGCGTTCAAGGAAAACGGGCAGCTGTTCCGCAGCAAGGGCATCACCGTGGAGATGGTCAACACCAACGGCACAGACTTCGAGCAGGGCTTGGTGTCTGTGCGTGCCACGTCGCGTCTGGCGCTCGCGGTGTACAGGCCGCAGGCGTTCGAGCTGGTCAAGCTGTCTACCTCCACCTCCTGATCTCCCCTGTGGTCGTGGGGGGGGGGCGGGGGGCCGGGGCCCGCCCCCCCCGCCCCCCCACCCCCCAAGAG